ATTTTTAAATAATTTTTAAATATAAAATAAAACACCAGATTAAAATATTTTTTTTAATAATATTACACAAATAATCTCTGTAAAAAAATGAAACATAATAAAATAATAATAAAACAATATAAAAATACAATAATAAAATTATGAAATGGACTATTAATGAATATCAAGAATGGATTAATAAAGGAATGCCAGTTAATAAAAATGTTACTAATCTTTATTTACAAATAAATCAATTAACTACTTTACCTGAAAGTATTGGCAAGAGCACATCACTCATAGAAAATCTTACTCAATTAACTACAATTTATTTATATGTTAATAAATTAACTACTTTACCTGAAAGTATTGGAAATCTTACTCAATTAACTCAACTTTATTTACATAATAATGACTTGACTACGTTACCTGAAAGCATTGGAAATCTTACACAATTAACTCAACTTGATTTATCTTACAATAAATTAACTATTTTACCTGAAAGCATTGGAAATCTTACTCAATTAATTCAACTTAATTTATCTAATAATCAATTAACTACTTTACCTGAAAGCATTGGCAAGAGCACATCTCTAATTGGAAATATTACTCAATTAATTCAATTTAATTTATCTAATAATCAATTAACTACTTTACCTGAAAGCATTGGAAATATTACTCAATTAATTCAACTTGATTTATCTAATAATCAATTAACTACTTTACCTGAAAGCATTGGAAATCTTACTCAATTAAATAAACTTGATTTATCTTACAATAAATTAACTACTTTACCTGAAAGTATTGGCAATAGCACAGCTTTCAGTGGAAATATTACTCAATTAACTCACCTTTATTTATCTAATAATTACTTGACTACTTTACCTGAAAGTATTGGAAATCTTACTCAATTAACTCACCTTTATTTATCTAATAATTACTTGACTACTTTACCTGAAAGTATTGGAAATCTTACTCAATTAACTATACTTCATTTATCTAATAATCAATTAACTACTTTACCAGAAAGCATTGTAAATCTTACAAAATTAAATTATATTTATTCAAACCAATTAACCGGGATGAAAGATGAACTAAAAAAAAATTTGAAAATAAAAGACAAACATAAGAATTATTTTAATAATAATGTATTTGAAGAATTGATTATGAAAGCAATGCATCCTTCAAGAATGTCTCAATTTATGGATTGTGAATATTATTAATTCTATTTTTAAATAATTTTTAAATATAAAATAAAACACCAGATTAAAATATTTTTTTTAATAAATAATAATAATGAATATTTAATTAATTATTTTTAATATTAAAAATAATTAATTAAAATAAATATCCCAACATATTTAAATATATATACAATACATATAAATAGGTAATGGAATATACTTTTTTGGATAATTTAAAACCGTCAAATAATCAACAAGCAGCAAAGTATAAGCCAATTATTATAAAATTTAATAATAATACTACAATGAAATCAGTAAAAACAAAGAAAAATAATAAAACACTTAAAAATATTAAAAAGGTAGATAATAAAACCACAACTGATAATAATAATAATGAAATTGCCATATTTCCTAATTTTAAAGATAATACTGATAAATTAAGCGAAAGTGATAAACAACACTTTTTATCAACCATTCAAAATATTAATGATATGGATATGATTCCTTATAATATCATAAAACAAAAAACAGAATTAAAACCTAAACAAACAGTTAAAAAAACTACAAAAATTTTAGAAGAAGGCGAAATTGATGAAGATGAAGATGAGTATAAAGATGATAAAGATGATAAAGATGATAAAGATGATAAAGATGATAAAGATGATAAAGATGATAAAGATGATAAAGATGATAAAGATGAGGATAAAAAAGAGGAGGTAGGGACTTTGTCCCAATTAAAGGGTAAAAATGAGAAAATGGAAGATAAAATGCCTGAAATAATGCAGAATGAAGAGGTAAGTGTTCCAAAATCTAATATGAAGGTTAAATTAGATTCTTATTATTTAAATAATCGTGAATATTTTTACAATTTTATTAACAAACTCTTTTCCAAATTTAAAAAAACTGCTGATGATGCTGAAAATAAAGTTAGTTGTAGCAATATTGGCAAAGTAGGTAATTTTGTATTAATGGAACACCAAAAAATTATCACCGATTATATGAACCAATATACTCCTTATAGAGGTATGTTATTATATCATGGATTAGGCTCGGGTAAAACTTGCACTTCTATTGCTATTTCAGAGGGTATGAAAGACGACAGACAAATCATTACAATGACTCCCGCTTCTTTACAACGTAATTATAGAGATGAACTGAAAAAATGCGGTTCCCAATTATTCAAGCGAAACCAACATTGGGTGTGGGTTCCGGTGCGTAAAATAAAAAATAAAGTAGATGAAGAACATTTAGAAGAATTGGCTAAACAAGTTCCAAAAGAATATATTACAAAGAAAAAAGGAGTTTGGATGACTGTTGAGGGAGAAACATCTAATTTTAAAGAATTAAGTGATTCCGATAAGCAACAGGTGGAAAATCAGTTGGAAATATTGATAGAACAGAAATATAAATTTGTAAATTATAATGGATTGTCGGCATATAAATTAAATGCTTGGACCAAAGATTTTACTGAAAATCCGTTTGATAATAAAGTGATTGTGATTGATGAGGCACATAATTTAATAAGTAGAATAGTGAATAAATTAAATAGTTCAAAACCAATAAAACGATTGCCTAATGGTAAATTAGAACATATGCCAACACAATTATCTTTGAAATTATATGAATTATTATGTGATGCGTCAAATGCTAAAATAATCTTATTATCTGGAACACCTATTATTAATTATCCAAATGAATTCGCCATATTATTCAACATATTAAGAGGATATATTAATACTTTTGAAATACCAATCCATCCTTCAACACGTAAAATGACAACAGATAAGTTTAAAGAAATATTGAAAAATAATAATTATAATTATATTAATTATGCCAGAAATAATGTATTATCCATTACACAAAATCCTTATGGTTTTGTAAATTCATCCGACAATTCTTTAAACACTTATGACGGTGTCGTATATAATAATAACAATAATGGATTAGGTATTCAATCACAAGAACAATTTAAAGCATCTATTTTAAAACAATTGGCAAATAATGACATTCACGTTGAAATACCTAAAATAAAATTAGTTAAATATAAAGCATTACCAGATAAATTAGACACCTTTATATCTACATATATTAATATGACTGATAAATCATTAACAAACAAAACAAAAATACAAAAACGTATTATGGGATTATCATCTTATTTTAGAAGTGCTCAAGAAGGATTATTGGCTAAATATGATAATAAAAATCCAATGGATTTAGTAGTAGATTTAATTCCAATGAGTGATTTCCAGTTTCAATTGTATTATGATATTAGATTGAATGAATTGGAAATAAGTAAAAATGCCGCAAAACAAAAGAAACCGAACAAAGCAACTACTGGTGATGGAATTTATGAAAATAAATCATCAGCATCATCATATCGCATTTTTTCAAGAATTGTATGTAATTATGCTGTACCCAGTCGTCCAACACCTTCTGAATTTAAAGAAGATAATGGTGCCAAAGTAGATGTAGAGGCTGCTAAAACAGCGAATTTGGATGAAAAATTAATGGTACAAATACACAAGGAACAGATGGCAAATGAAAAAAATATGGATGATGATGAATTAATGAATAATGTGGGTGGTGACCAATATGTGGCTGCTATGGAGGAAACAATGGCAAATATGGTATCACACGGAGATGAGTATTTTTCAGAAAAGGCTTTGAAGCAATATTCGCCTAAATTTTTAAGAATATTGAATAATATTCAAAACGAAGATAATGTAGGTTGTCATTTAATATATAGTCAGTTTCGTACTTTGGAAGGTATCGGGCTTTTCTCGGAAGTTCTTAATTACCATGGATACCAAAAAATACCATTGGTCCGTGAAAATAATAAATGGATATTGGATATAGATGTGAATAATACTAAACCAATGTATGCTTTATATACAGGTACTGAAAGTGACGAAGAAAAGGAACTCATTAGAAATATATATAACGGCGATTGGGATATATTGCCATCATCAATTTCAGATACATTGATTGAAATTTCCAAAGCACGCAATGTTGAAAATGATAAAAATATGTATGGCAACATTATCAAGGTATTAATGATTACAGCATCTGGTTCAGAGGGAATTAATCTTAAAAATACACGTTTTGTTCATATAATAGAATATTATTGGAATAATGTGCGTATTAATCAAGTAATTGGACGTGCCCGACGTATTTGTAGTCATAGCGAGTTACCAGTTGAATTACAGACAATAAAGGTATTTATTTATTTGATGAAATTTGCTGATGAGCAAGTGTCTGATGGAAAAGCCCAGCGATTAGTGCCATTTGATTATACAAAGATGGAAATGCCCAAGGGAAAGGCGAAATATTTAATAACAAGTGACCAAGCATTATATGAAATTGCTTTAATAAAGGATAAAATTACCGAGCAATTAATTAATACAATTAAAGAAACGTCTATTGATTGTCAAATATATGATAAGAATAATAAAAAAGAGGGTATTGTATGTTTTAATTTTAATAATCCAAGCAAACAAGAGTATTCTTTCGTACCAAATTATGAATTAGATAGTACTTATGTTAATACTGTGGCTAATAATACTATTACTAAAAATATTTGGAATGAACCCGTAAGAGCAATTAAACGTACTGTAAAAGATAAAAGTGGTAAATCAAAGGAAATAACATATGCTGCGAGAGAATTAATACCCAAGGAAAAATATGAAATTTATGATATGGATGAATATAATGCTGCGTTATTAAATCCAGATATTGAGCCTGTAATGATTGCTACAATGGAAAAAGATGGTACAACAAATAGATTGAAAATGAATTTTATTTAATATTTGTGTTAATGATTGTATATGTATTGTGTTAAAAAGATGAATAGAAATCAATATTATTTTTTTTAAATAAATAAAAAAATGAAATTAAAAAAAAATAAACGTTAAATATATTATATATAATTTTTTGATAAATATGAGATTATGCACTGTATGTGGAAATATGTATTATATTGCCATTGATAATAATAATACCAATAAATTGCTATACTATTGTAAAAAATGCCAACATACGGATGATTCATTGAGTAATAAAAGTCATTGTGTATATGAAACTGTAGTTAATAAAACACATAATCATGTAACAAATAATTTAAATCCTTACTTGAAATATGACCCAACATTGCCACATAGTAAATTACATCCTTGTCCTAATGAAGAATGTACTAATAATAATAAAGATGGAAAAGAAAGTGATGTAATTGTCATACGTTATGACGAATCTAATATGAAATATATGTATATTTGCGAATTATGCAATACATCTTGGACTTCTTTTGATAAATTAGCATAATTAATATGGTGTGGGGGTGGGTTTTAATATTATATTTTGGGTTTTAATCAATAATTCATATACATTTTTTGGGTTTTATTATTATTGTGTTTAGATTATTTAGTGTAAAAATAAATAAAATTGAGGGATTATAATCCCTTGTTTTTTTTAAAAAATTGCAAGGTTAAAATGATAGTAACATATAATATGTGTATATGTATAATAAAATAGAATTAAATACAATGAGTGATGTTGTTGAAAATAATGCGAGTGATGTTGTTGATGTAGGATTAGGATTAAATTGGCATAAATTAAGTAAAACGTTGAAATGTAGTAAAGTTGATATTTTTGCCAAAACATATGTGGATAATAATGGTTTAACCGAAAAAGACCAACTAGCATTATCAAATTATTTAAAAAAATGTATAGTAACAAGTAGATTGCAAAAAAATAAAGATGTATTGTATAATAAAGATACTGGTACAATTGAAGAAATAGAATCGTTAAAATTCAATAGTACAAGTGGTAAATTTACATTAGTCAAATATGATAATTTAAATAATTCAATTAAAAATCATATTAAAAAAACTCAAACATAATATACATTGCTTTATATAAAATAATGAAATATATGATAACATATTTTATCATATATTGTGAATTGGATGGAGGGTGAAGGATATTGGTAATTCGCAAACTCTTTTATGTTGAAGAGCATTTTTGTTGGAAATATTGTGTTTTTGTAAATATAAATGGAATTTGGTGTATATTAATATGGATTTTATTACTATTGTTAATTAAATTATTAATAAAATAATAATCACTGGCACGTTGGTCATTCCACCTTGAATAATTTTTAATTGAATGGTGAAAACATATAGATGTTGCATCAATATCTCCTAATTTAATATGTTTTTTATTTTTAGGATATATTATTTTATCGGGACGTAAAAATTTCCAAATATACAAGTCGTTTTGTACAATATTATTAATGTTATTGTTTTTTTCAATATTATTTTGAATGTTTGTGTTAAGCGTATGTAATACAAGTGAATGTGTAAATACGTCATCGTCGTCTAAAAATAATATATAACCCGAGGTTACTTTATCCAATAAATGATTGCAATATAAATTGAATTTATATTTATTTTTATTATTAAAATTCATATAAAAAATACGAATACTATTTACATATTTTTTACAATGTTTAATTACACATTGTATATAATCATTGTCACTTTTATTATCAAAAGATATGTAAATATTAATACATTTTAAATTATATTGTTGGTTTAAAATACTATGAATACATTGCTTAAAATAATTTGGACGATTAGAAGTTCTAATTAAAATATTAAAAATACAATTATTATTATTATTATTATTATTATTATCATAATAAATATAATTGTTTAACAATTGCTTAAATTCATTTTGTAAAATAACGTGATTTGTATTCCACATATATTCTAAATATTCCAATGAAATTACATAATTTTGTTGTAATCCATAACATTTATAATGCATCAACGCATTTTTAATAGAAAGATTGCTTATTTCTGGATAATAATTAATATAAAAATCACCATTAAAATGAGTAGGTTTTACTAATTTATCATTGTTATTTATTTTTTCCAACACACGTTCATTATTACTTTTAAAAATAATTGGATTTATTAATAGCGTATCTATTATAAATTTCATATCAGTGCCATTATTTATTTCAGTATTGGGGTTTTTTTCTATTGATTGGGGTTTTTTTTCTAACATTTTAACACTAAATTTATTCCGTTTAATAGAGTTTTTTTTAAATTGTGGATTTGTTTGATTTTGATTTTGATTTTGATTTTGATTTTGATTTTGATTTAAAATAGAAATATTATTCCATTTAAATAATTTAAAACATTCTTTGTTTGAACGATTTATACCTGTATTACTGTGAGTGACACTACAAATAATTATATTTGGGTATATTACATACATATTATTGGGTGTAGTTTGTTGTAAATCCATTAAATAATGGTCCACGGGTTTATGTTGTAATAAAAATAATGACAGTAATGTATCGTAATAAGATGAATGTACCATGTAAGCAAATGTTCCGGTGGTTTCATATGGAATATAATACTCATTGTTTATGATTGAAATATTATCCCAATTATGCTGAGAAGCACCTAAATAAATAAGTTTCCAATCGTTATCTGTATTAATAATATTATTTATTTTGGTATAGTCTTGTTTAATACGTTCATTAATCAATATATCATCTTCTAAAATTAAAATAGATTTATAATTATTTTTAATAGCATCCTCTAAAATATTTATATGAGAACGCAAACAACCCCATTGTCCGGGAGTTTTAATCGTATTATTATTATTATTATTATCATTGTTATTATTATTATCATTCCATTCATCATATTGTTTATTATATGGAAATATAGATGTATCAACTCCTTCTACTAATTCATAATTAAATAAATTATTTATATGTGTTTGTAAATTATGTTTGCGTTTAACATCTTTTTTCATATTAATAATATAAATATTATTTACCAAAGCATTAAAAAAATCCATTAAAAATGTATATGATGGTTATATTTATAAATATATATCATATGAATTTGTGTTAATATTTAGATTATACAATGAAAAAAATAAAAACAAGGGTTTTTATATCAAGGGTTTTTATTTAAATATTGATTGATAAAAATTATTCCGAATCGTATTCATCATTTTCAATAAATTGGTCCATTCTGGATGGGTGCATAGTTTTAGCAATTAATTCTTCAAATACATAATTATTAAAATATTGTTTATTTTTTCTAAAACAATTGTGAATGTTTATTTTTCCAATGAATTTACTAACAGTAAAATACCAATCCTTATTTGGATAAGTTTCTATTATTTCCATAGTAAGTGATGAATTTTTGCTTATTCCATATTCACCCCATTCCCAAGGTTTATCCGAATAAGTTTCTAATATTTCCAATGTAAGTGCTGCGTTGCTGCTAATTCCATCTTTACCCCATTCCCAGGGTTTATCGGGATATGCTCTTATTATTTTCAAAGTGATAGCGGGATTGCTACTTATTCCATATTTACCCCAATTCCAAGGTTTATCCGGATATGTTTCCAACATTTCCAATGTTAGTGATGGATTGCTACTAATACCATATTCACCCCAATTCCAATGTTTATCTGGATATTTTTTCAATATTTCCAATGTAAGTACTGGATTTCTACTAATATTAAACCAATCCCAAGGTTTATTGGGATATTTTTCTAATATTTTTAAAGTAAGTGATGGATTTACACTAATTCCATTCATACCCCATTCCCAAGGTTTATCGGGATATGCTTGTAACATTTCCAAAGTTAATGCTGGATTGCTACTTATTCCACCAATTCCCCAATACCAAGATTTATGTTCAAATATATCCAACATTTCTAAAGTTATAGCAGGATTACTACTTAATCCATATTGTCCCCAATGCCAATCTTTATCAAAATATGTTACTAAAATTTCAAGTGTTAATGACGGATTATTACTTATTCCACCACAATCACCCCAATGCCACGATTTATTTTCAAAAATTTGTAATATTTCATAAGTTAATGATGGATTATTACTAATACCATTCCACCCCCAATTCCATTTTTCATCCGGACAAGTAAGCAATAATTCCAAATTGATTGCTGAATTACTACTTATACCACCTTTTCCCCAATTCCATCGTTTTTCAGGATATGATTTTAATATATTTAAAGTAAGCGAAGGATTACTACTCATACCACCTTGTCCCCAATACCATTCCTTATCCTTATTTTTCCGTAGTATTTCAGCCAACATTATTGTGTGATGGTAATTATTAGATACCAATTCATTTTTAATTATTATATACCAATTCATTTTTTTTATATTTATTTAAATAAAAATTAATAAACACCAGATTAAAATAATCCACATATTTATTTAAATGTATAAAATAGAGACCATTCACGGAAAAAAAAGGAATATATTTGAAAAAATGAATTAATTTATAAAAATCTTAAAGTAAAATATAAATTCTTTGGAATAATTGATAATTTGGAAATTAGGACATAATGACGGAAATTAGTTATGGTTATGGTTATTGTTATGGCAATGGACTTGCTTATGACTACAACCCCAGGTATAATAGTGAAAATCAAAAATTATTATTAAATTTAGGAAAATGCAGTTTAGATATAATAATGCCGTTTAATGATTATTTAAAATTAACTACATCACCTTATTCATATGAAAAAAAAATAAATATGGTAGATTGTTCTGGGTGTCGTATGTATTTATATAATTATAATAATTTAAAAATAATAAATAACGCAATTAAAAATAACACATTAAAAATTAAGAATCCATTTGTAAATAATTTCAATCAAACAAACATAAATATACATAATTTAATGTTTTCAATCCTTTTGGAATGTATTCGTTGGAATGTTAAAGAAGACGATATAATTGATACTAATAAATATATAATCAATTATACTTATAAAAATTACATCAATAACTACAATTTAGCAAATCATTTAATTGACATGATAGAATTTATTGAAAATTTAGAAAAAGAAATTGAAAATAATAAAAACAAATACAAATGCTTACATGCTAAAAACTTGAAAAATGTACATATTTCATTAATGGAAATCATATATCACCCAAACAATATTGGAAATTTTAAAAATTGGGGATTAATTAATAACCAATGGAATATTTAATTGTATTATCTGATTGTATTATTTACTTGTATTATCTGATTGTATTATTTGATTGTATTATTTGATTGTATTATTTGATTGTATTATTTGATTGTATTATTTGATTGTATTATCTGATTGTATTATTTGATTGTATTATTTGATTGTATTATTTGATTGTATTATTTGATTGTATTATCTGATTGTATTATCTGATTGTATTATTTGATTGTATTATTTGTCGCATTTATATATATTTATATTTTTTAATATTATATATGCATTACCATAAATATTCGTGACTTAAAATCTTAGCATTATAGTATCCTTTTGATTTACTTTTTTCTTTTTCTATTGCGGTAGTTCTAATAGGTGTTCCACTATGTCTATTAAAATAGTTTCTCATTCGTTTTCTAGTGCCATGATTTTTATGAGCATATAATTTTAATGGTACTCTATCTTTATATTGCTGGTAATCAGAAGCACCAAAATCAATATGTCTTATATTATTTGTATTATAATCCTTTACAAATGCTCTATATTTCTTTCCATTAATAGGAGATTTTTCAAACTTAATAATTTTTTCTTTCATTCTGTAACCACCGATTTTAATATTTTTTATTGTTTTATTTTTATGCGGATTCTTTGCTAATTTAAGAGTTTTACTTTTATTACTACAACCTTTTTTTAATAAATGTTTATCATATTTAGATGCTGGACCTCCTGTAATTGAACTATATAACCTAGCATATCCCCAAGAGTGAGCAGTTTGATTTGGTCTAGAACCGGATGAATAATAAGCACCTTGCCCTTTCTTAACTATACTTTTTAATGACTTTTCAGTACAATGTGTTTTATTAGATAGCTTTTTAATCGTAATATTTTCATCCTTTTTAAAATTGTATATCTTACGCACTCTATTTTCATATTTACTTTTTTTTGACTTGTAACCTTTTACTTTTTTACGAGTATAATACTTTCCATTTTTATATGCCTTTTTTGATTTTAACAACTCTTTTTTTTGTTTGTTTTTTTCTTTCGTAGATAAATAATTTGGTACATAATGTTCTGGAACTTTAAACATAATATATAATATATTAATATTTAAATATATTTTTTACAATTTATATTTAATTAATTTTATAACATATAAACATTATTCCATTATATATATAAATATATGATTTATTATGATAACTTCCACCAATGGTACAGTTGATAGCAAACACAAAGAACAAATTGCTTATTATAACAACATAAAAACTAAAATTATACCTTCTCTCCAATCTAAATATGATAATATTTCGTTACAAATAAATTCATGTACACATGAAAATATTACCGAATTGCTTTCTCTTAAACATTCCCATAAAAAATTATCCACAGAAATTAATAAACATAAACGCGAATATCGGGATTATTTTAAAAATAATACACGTATTTTAGGCGAATATTTCCAAAACAAACAGAATACTAGCAATAATATTATTAAAAATAATAATAATACAATACTATCTTTTTTTAATCAATCAAATGATAACGAACTTAACCAATCCAGTCCTGAACACAATAATAATGTCAATGATGTTAATTATAAATCCCTTGACGATATTATTTTCAAATATTTCTCAAATCTAAACATTTCCATAATTTCCACAAATTCGTCCAATTTATCCAACATTACTATGTGTTCTGTTTGCAATGCTGGCGAATTATGCACCATAATTGAAGATGGTATAGTAGTTTGCTTAAATTGTAATAATATATCACCTTATTTAGTTATGAATGAATGCTCAGGATATAAAGAACCACCCAAAGAATTAAGCAGTTCTGCTTACAAACGTATTAATCATTTTAAAGAAATATTATCCCAATTTCAAGGCAAGGAAAGTACTAATTTACCTGAACAATTAATAATTAATTTAAAAAAACAAATACAAAAGGAAAAAATGGATATTACCAAATTGTCTTATAATAATGTAAAATCATTGCTTAAACAAATTGAATTAAGAGATGGGGATGATAATCGCAATAATAACAATGAAAAACAAGGAAAACATTGTACACTTAACAAACGCACTATATCTGGAAGCAAATTTAATGAGCATATTCAATATATTCGTATTAAACTTAACATACCTGTGTTGCAATTATCATTTAAACTTGAAAATACTCTTATTAATATGTTCATCACCATTCAACCATCCTTTTCCGAAATATGTCCTGATGAAAGGGTTAATTTTATTAGTTATCATTACACTTTGTATAAATTATTAGAATTACTTGAAGAATATGAATATTTAACTGATATTCATCTTATTAAAGAAGTAAATTTATACGAACAGGACCAACTTTGGAAAAAAATATGTAATTTAGTAAAATGGAAATATGTTCCTACTAAAAGCATTCACCATATTATGCAAACCATTAATAATAATAATGGTGTTAGTTATAATAATCATAACAATAGTACGGAAAACAAAATATCATCCTTTTTTAGTCCTGGTACAAATTAATTAGTTTTGGATTTTAATACCACCAATTGGGTTTTAATCATTTCATAATATATGTTTTTTGGGTTTTAATGTATAATTATAATCAATCATTTATTGTTACTTTTTTTTTATATTTTTAGTACTTTTTTTATAATTTTAATTGGTATAAGTAATATGGCTATTATCAAAATGAAATAAGGCATACCAAGTAATATCCACGATACCATTGAATAGCCATTATTACATAGACTATCTAATACCCAAGTCCAAAATAAATAGAATACAATTCTTAACACAATACCGAATAATGACATTAATGTAAAAGCACCTAATTTAAACATCATTATAATACTGAATAATAAACCAACAAATGCCAAGGTTGTATAAATTTTAGATGGCAAACATAGCGAATTATAACTTTTTTGAATATTCATAATATTATTATATAATAATATCAAGATTATTTTTATTTTTATTTTTAATAATAATAATAATAATAATAATAATAATAATAATAATAATAATAATAATAATAATAATAATAATAATAATAATAATAATAATAATAATATATATAT